GAAAGCGCGTTTACACGCCTACTGCCTGCCGATACATTCTTGCGCTTCAATGTTGATGGGCTCTTGCGTGGTGATATTCAGACACGGTATTCGGCTTATTCAACTGGACTCCAATCAGGGTTTCTAAGCATCAATGACGTGCGAAGGCTCGAAGACCTAAGACCTGCTGATGGTGGCGATAACTATCGCGTGCCGTTAGCGAACATCAACATTGATGGTGCGAATCTGGTGGACATGGACAAACGCGCCACAATCGCGAATCGACTCATTGTCTCTGGCTTCAATCCATCGGAAGTCTTGGCTGCCGTCGGTTTGCCAGCAATCGAACACACTGGCGTCCCGTCAGTGCAGTTGCAGAATATCGCGCAACTCGACCCAGTGAATCCGTCAGCAGCTTATGAGGTGGAGTAATGGCTGAACTAACATCGAATCAATTCACACTGGGCACAGGAGTCATCACACAAATCGTGCCATTCCATAACGCACCACAAATGGTCACGATTCATAATCAAGAAAAAAACTCAAATCGATACATTTTTTTAGGTGGGACGAATGTGAGTGAAGCTAATGGTATCCATATCGACCAAGCAGAAACCCAAAATTACACACTCTTGCCGGGTGCGACCATGTGGGCGACTACTAATTACAATGGTCTGAAATGTGGCGTGATTAGGCAGACTTTCTAATGCCCTACTTCATCACCGATGAATCGCCAGAATGTTCAGGCTGGGCGACAATCAAAGAAGACGGTGAAGTAATCGGTTGCCATGACACTAAGCAGGCAGCGATTGACCAGATGGTCGCCGTCAGTATCGCTGAAGGCATGGAACCGGGCGGCGAGAGATTGAAGATGAAGAAACCGAAGGGATACTTGCGTGCCTTGCCGGATAACTATCGCCCAGCACTGTCACCAGACGTGCCAAATGGTCGAGCGTGCGGAAATTGCTATTTCTACAACGAAAGCGACGTGCAAGGTGAACGTGCATGGTGTGAGAAATGGCACGCTTACGTTCACGGTCATTTCTATTGCAATGCATGGCAACCACACCACGAAGAATCTAGACAGACAGAATCATCGACCCCTGCACCAAAGAAAGACCAAATCATCGGTAGCGAAAAAAATGAACCCGGCAGTGCATCAGGTGCAGGTGGTGACATTGAAGTTAGTGAATCTACACGCACGGCTCTTCGAAATAAAGTCAGTGAACACAATGAAGACATGGAACGCCAAGACAAACCGTCATGGACTAGAACCACACTCGGTCAGCTTCTGGCCGTCTATCGACGTGGGGCAGGTGCTTATTCACAAAGCCATAGACCCGGTATCACTCGCGGCGCATGGGCAATGGCAAGGGTCAATGCATTTCTGTATCTACTTCGCAATGGCAGGCCAGAGAATCCGAACTACATCACCGATTTTGACCTATTGCCACAAGCTCACCCCAAATCGACTCGCCAACTGTCTGCCGAAGACCTATCTCCACCCCGATACATTCGTGATGCCGCGTCGAAGGGGTTGGAGTATTACGCCGAAGGTCTTGCAGGTGATGGACTGGTAGCGGCAACTGTCAGAGAGGCAAGAGCTTTAGTGCGTGGCGAAGTGACCGAAGACAAAATCATCAGGGCTAATGCGTGGGGCGCAAGGCATGCACCAGATTTGGACGCACCAAGAAACTCGAACGCAGATGATGAAGGTTTCCCCGGTGCTGGTGCTGTGGCTCATTATCTTTGGGGAATCGACCCATTGAATCCGATGCCAGCAAGAAACTGGTTCGAGCGTAAGGCTGACCAGATAAAGGCAGAGCGTGTAGCAAATCCAGCATTCATCGCTAATATGTTCAGGCAGGAAGTGGGGGAGTCTATGACACCGAAGATTGAGCAGCGCGAAGTCACGTTGGCAGATATTGAGATGCGAAAGACTGAAGAAGATTCTGACTTCATGTCATTTCGTGGCTATGCAGCAGTGTTCAACTCAATAAGCGAAGACATGGGTTTTCGCGAGATAATCAGGCCGGGTGCTTTCACCAAGAGTCTCAAAAGCCGCAATGCGATTCGCATGTTTCTAAATCACAATTCAGACATAGTGCTGGCATCGAGTCGTGCCAAGACGCTTCGTTTGAATGAAGACGAACGCGGTTTGCTGGTCGATGCAGATTTGCCAGATACTTCGGCAGGTCGTGATTTGAGTGTCTTGATGCGTCGCGGTGACGTGGACTCTATGAGCTTTGGGTTCAGCGTGCCGAAGGGCGGCGATTCTTGGTCTGATGACGGCATGACTCGGACACTCAATCAGGTCAGACTGCACGAAGTCTCTGTGGTGACCGGCTTTCCAGCCTACAAAGACACAACGGCGCAGGTGCGTTCGTTCGAGATTCTTGCTGAGCGAACCAACACGAATCCAGACGAACTGGCAGAAGCCATAACGTTGCTTGAAAACGGCAAAGAATTGGACGATGCGAAGGCTGATTTACTTTCAGAAGTCGTGACCAAACTAAGGGCAACGCCTGCCGAAGTAGTCAATTCACTTGACGTCAAGCGCAAACACTTGGAACTGCTAGCCAAAACGCTCTGAACGTTCTAGCATCATCGCAGGTGTAAGCGGAGCCGCTGACCTATTCGTGCGCGGAGCCGCGTCGAGAAAATCCCCATATCCCCTGCGCAACGAAATGAAAGGTAGCCAAATGGACTACTTGAAAAAGCAGGCAGAAGAGCGTGCTAAGGCATGGGAACAGGCAAAAGAATTGCTTGACCGTGCTGCTAGCGAAAATCGCGACCTAACTGCCGAAGAAAATGAGACTTACGGACGCATCACCGCTGACATTGATGAGCGTGCTGCCGTAATCGCTCGAATCACCGCTGACATGGAACGTGAGGCACGTGCTGCCGAAGCCATGAAAGGCGTTGAGTCACAGGTTCGTGACATTGAAGTGCCGGAGTCTGGCGACAGCGACATGCTTCGCAAGCTCGTTCGTGGCGAAGTGCGTTCTTACACGATTGAGAAACGCGACATTGCCAAGAGCAGCACTGGCACTCCACTTGACGTCACTCTGTTCGACCAAATCTTGCTTCGTGCCCGTGAAGTCGGCCCGATGCTTGACCCGAACATCGTGACCGTCTTGAACACTGAGCGTGGCGAAAAGATTCAGATTCCGAATCTCTCGACTTACTCAGTGGGCACGCTCACCGCTGAGGCAGCAGTCTTTGCGGAAAGCGACCCGACATTTACCACTATGGTCGATTTGGAAGCATTCAAGTTTGGAACGCTTTTCCAAGTCAGCCGTGAATTGCTCACTGACTCTGGCATCGCGTTAGAGCCATTCTTCGCTGAGCAGGTCGGTAATGCTCTCGGTTTCGTCGTGAACACCGCATTGACCACTGGTTCAGGTTCATCGCAGCCGAATGGTGTGGTCACTGCATCGGGTTCAGGCATAACTGGTGGCACTGGCGTAACTGGTGCATTCACTGCCGATAACGTCATCGAGTTGGTCTACTCGCTCGATGGTGCGGCACGTCGTCTGCCCGGTTTCGCAATCATGGGCAATGGCACTGCCATCGCAGCGCTTCGCAAGTTGAAAGACACTGCCGGCAACTACGTCTTCCAGCCAGCTTTGGTCGGTGGACAGCCAGACAGCGTGCTTGGTTACCCATTGCACGAAAACCCACACATGGCATCGCCAGCACTTTCGGCGAAGTCACTCATTGCTGGACACTTCAAGTCTTATTATGTCCGACAGGTCGGCGGAATTAGACTTGACCGAAGTGATGACTTCGCATTCACGAATGACTTGGTGACTTTCCGTGCCACGATTCGTGTCGATGGTGATTTGCCACAGACCACTCATGTCAAAAACTTCATCGGGAACGCTGCCTAAATAGGCTTGGACTCGATGAATTAAAGCGTGGGGTCGCTAGCGGCGCAGGGCTGGCGACCCCACTTCCTAACTGCGAAGGAATGAAGTGAAAAAAAATGCGAATAAGCATCAAAAACACAGTGGTCAATCTGCCCGACGAAGTGGCACTGACCCTAATCGAAGATGGCATCGCCCTGCCGTATCAACAGACCACAATCGACCAGCGCGAATCTTGTGGGTTAGCAATGCCCCTTTCGCAAAAACAGGATATGGCGAACAAACCGCGCAGGTCATCAAAAGACTCAAACAAAACAATTACAAAGTAGCGGTCTCATGTAACTATGGATTAGAAGCCGCCATGAGTGAATGGAATGGCTTCACTCTCTACCCACGTGGCTATGACATTTGGTCAAATGACGTCATCACCGCTAATGCCGTGAACTGGTTCAATGGTGACCCAGCCGCACCGAATCTAATCATTACGCTGTTCGATGTTTGGATTTTCAAGGGCGAGCAGTGGGATAGGGCTAACAAAATCGCGTGCTGGACTCCAATCGACCATATGCCATTGCCGCAGATGGTCGGCAAATGGTTGGCCAAACCAAACATCGAACCGATTGCCATGTCAAAGTTTGGCGTCCAGATGCTTGAAGCTGCTGGATTTCGTGACGTTATCTATGTGCCGCATGCCATAGAAACTACCTTCAAACCAACATGTGAATACAAAGCACCGACAGGCACGATGACCGCCAAAGACTTGACCAAAATTGATGATGACCGATTCATGGTCTTGATGGTGGCAGCCAACAAGGGTCAGTCACCATGCCGCAAGTCATTCCCCGAAGCATTTCTGGCTTTCGCGGCATTCGCAGAGAATCACGATGACGCCGTGCTTTTCTGCTACACAGAAGACACAGGCATCATGCAGGGCTTGAATCTTCGTGAACTGGCCGCAGCTTGCGGAATCAAGCCGCATCAAATCCAATTCATCAACCAATATGCCTATCGACAAGGGTTGCCACATGAAGCAATGGCGACGATTTACACACGCGCCGATGTATTGCTAGCACCATCGATGGGCGAAGGCTTTGGGATTCCAGTCATCGAAGCACAAGCTTGCGGTCTGCCAGTCATAGTTAGTAATTTTTCATCACAACCAGAGTTGATAGGCGACGGCTGGCAGGTCGGTGGGCAGGTCTGGTGGGATTTTGCCCAGAAGGCATTCATGCAGACACCAGACATCAAGCAAATCATCGTGGCATTGAACGAAGCCTATGAAAGACCGCGTGAACGCAGCCAGACTGCGATTGACTTTGCGTCCCAATATCTGGCCGACTATGTGTTCGACACCT